GTGTACTCGGGATTGGTCGCCGATTCGGTGGTGCCGCTGGGCGAGATGACGAGGGTCGTGTCTCCTTGTCCGACCATTGCCGCGCAGAGTGTCTCGATCTCCGAGGTGGCGCCGCTGCCGCCGTACGACAGGTAGCACTCGAGGCTCACCGACACGGACTGCAGGCCCTGCGTGTACTTGCGTCCGGTGTCGCCCATCGCGGTGGTCTCGAGCGAGTCATAGCCGACCGTGATGGTCGCGCTCTTGACTTGGTCGGAGATGTCGACGGTGGTCGCGCCCTGGGTGATGTTCACCGTGGCATTGGACAGGAATGTGGTTGTCGCCATTGTTGGCTCCTTCTTCTAGTTTCGTTTGCTGGAGATTCGGACGGTCAGGTCGTAGGCCGGCAGTTCTTGCGAGCCGATCTGAGCGATCGTTGGTTGTCCTCCGGTGATGGCGAGCGACGAGTTCATGAGAGCGTCGATCGCGGTGAGGAGGTAGTCGCCTGAGTCTTGGTTGCCGGGTGGCGGTGCCAGGACTCGGATCGTGAGGGTGATGTCGCCGACGTTGTAGGTGAAGGCATCGAACGTGGGGAGCTCGATGAGCACCGTGAGGGGCCGTGCGTTCCGAGGGTCTGTGACGGGGACGTAGCCTCGAGCGGTGATGACGTTCGCGACTGCGGTGATCGCTTCCGCGAACATTCCTGTGGCTGCCATGTCATGCCACCTGGCTCCTGCGTACTCCGAGCAGTTGCATGATGCGACCGTTCGTCAGCGTGGGCACTCCGACGGACATGGACTCGAACGACTGGAAGGAGTCGACTGAGCCACGTTCCCTGTACAGGCTGGATGCATAGAGCGTCGCACCGAGCTGCACGGATGCGTCCGGGGCTGTCGTCGGGCTGTCGAAGTAGCCGGCCTGTTGACGTCGACGGAAGCACCATTGGTTCGCAGCTGCAACGCAGGTGGCGATGTAGGCGGTGTCGTTGGCGGTCGCACCGGAGATGCCGAGGAACTCGGTCACGAGGGCCGAGGTGGTCCAGGTGCACGAGATGCTCCATGTGAGCGTTCCGGTGGGGATCGCCGCAGAGCGCTCCAGGTTGTCACCTGTGTCGTAGAACAGCAGTTGGTTCGGGACGATGACGTCGTAGTTGTAGAGGAGGTCACCCTCTTGATCTACGCCGACGAACAGGAACGTGGGCACAGCGAACACGGTGTGCGTACCGTTCAGGCCGTGACCGAGGCCGGACAGGGTTATGGTCTGTCCGACCCCGATCTCGGTGTCCTCGAGGGTCTGGATGACGGCGTAGTCGTCGAGCCTCATGTGCTCGATGACTGTGTATGTCGCCATGTCGGGTGCCCTCGTCCTTCTGCGGTGCCGTGCGTCAGGCCTGGGTGATCTTGTAGGTCTTGCCGGTGTTGATCATCGTGACGGCGAAGTAGCCACGGATGGCGATCTCGCGTCCGAGGACGGTCGGCTGGTTCAGGCTGATGATGCCGCGAGCGTCCTCGTAGATTTCGTACGGGGCCTTGGTGCGCGGCTCGCACACGCCGAGGATGCAGGTCTTGGCGGCGAAGTTCTTGTCCGCGACGAGCTGCAGGCCGAGGACGTTGCCGACGGCGTTGGCGGCGCTGATCGAGCCGGCGGCGTTCATCGGTCCGATGACGGGGAACAACGGGCGACCCGTCGTATCCACCAGCGAGCCGAGCTGACGCCACACGTCGAGCGAGACGAACAGCTTGTCGGCGAACACGTTGCCGTTGGACGCAATGGTCTCAGCGCCGGTGTAGATGGCGGCGACGACGGCGTCCGGGTCGGTGAAGTCCACGTTCGCGGCGGAGGCCTGCGTGGTCTGCGCCAACAGCTGATCGGCGGCGTAGTTGTCGGTGGCGTCGGCGTACTGACCGAGCATGTCGTCGAGGACGATCTGCACGGCGTTCGGGTCGGTCCAGTCGATCACTTGCTCGGACAGCGTCTGGCTGCCTGCGAATGTCAGTTTGGTGACGACCTTGTCCTCGACGACCTGCGTGGTCGCGGACACGGCGGTGAGCTGCGTGGACTGCTGGGCGACGCTGAGGTGCGTGTCGATGTACGGACGCACGAACGTGGTGCCGGAACGTGAGGGCATTGCGCGAACTTGGAACGCATCGCACACAGGTCTGATGGCGACCAGGTTGTCCCAGACAGGTCCCAAAATTGGGGCCGGCAACTCGCCGGGAACATTGCTCGTGATCTGATCGCCGGCGGCGGCCTTGAGTCGAGCGTTGAACTCGACGAACTCGGAGCCTCCGACAGCCATCGCTGCGAGGTACTCGGCGGCGCTGGGCATCTTGAACTCGCGCTTGGCGCTCGCGTAGATCGGGGTCGTGGCGACTGCGGCCTCGACGTTGGTGGGCTGGACTTCCATGTTCTCCTCCTCGGAGTCTTGGGTTGTGGGTTCTTCTTCTTGCTGGGGTTCGATCGTCTCGGCTTCGTCAGCTGAGGCGGCGACTGAATACACCTGTGCGTCGGCGTAGGCCGGGACTGTCACGACGGACAGTTCCAGCCATCGGGCCTCGGAGACTTCGAGGACGCCTTCCTTGGTGCGTGTGAACTTGAGCGGTACGGCTCCGACGGATACGGAGTCGAGTGCGCCCATAGCGAGCAGGGCGAGGCTGTCGTCGGCGGCTCGTGTGGTGGCGAGCTTCGCCGAGAACATCATGCCCTCGTCGGTGGACACTCGTTCGGTGACGACGCCGATCACTCGGGTGTCGTCGTGGAACTCGAGCAGCTTCGGGGCTGGCCCGTCCTCGGGGAGCGATCCCTTGAGGAACTTGACCTGCTCACCACCGGACAGGGTGGCGACGGTGTCCCACGGGACAGCGAGGCCGGTGATGGTGCGTGACGGTGCGTCGCCTTCGGCGGCGTCGAGTGTGACGAGTTGTGCGGTGAGCCGGATCATCGGCGTCCTCCTTCGTTGATGCGAACGTCGGCTTCGTCCTCCACCTCGACGTCAGCGAGCGCGTTCTCGTAGAGGTAGTCCTCGACGTCGAACTTGACGTACCGGTTCTGAGGTAAACAGAACGACGACGACAGCGTCTCCTGGATGCAGTCGAGGATCTGCTTGCACCCGAACAAGTAGAGATCCTGTCGGGCTTGCTGGGCGTTCTGATAGGTGAACGATCCGGGGACGCCGATGCCGAGGAGATACGGAGGGATGCCGCATTGCCTGGACAGCTCAAGCGCTTGGAACTGTCGGGACTCGACAAGCTGCAGTTTGGACGGGTCGGAGGTGAACTCCTTGAACGTGACCACGGAGTTGAGTGCGCCGATCGCCGAGTTGCGTCGAGCTGCGGACCATGCGGCTGCGAGCTCTGCGAGTTCTTCGCCGGACATCGGTTCGGATGCGTCGGTCTGCTGGAGGTATCCGGCGGCGATCTCGTTGACGGCGAAGCGGTCGGCGGCGCGGTCTAGTTTGATCGCGGTGTTGATCGCACGGTCGCCGGTCCACAGCAGGCCTTGGGTCGGGGCGATGAACTGGAGCACGTTGTCCATGTTGAGGGCCACACCGTTGAACGTGGCTTCCTGTGATGGGCCGAACCGTTGCGGACCTTGCTGGTCCATCATTGAAACCATTGAGGCTGGGAGCCATTGGAACGAGAGCGGCCTGCCGGTCGCTGTGCTTCTCGAGGTGACGTACCACCAGGCGGATCCGTGGAGCATCAGGTCCGTCGAGGTCTGCGACATGATGAAGTTTCGAGTCACCTTCGGATCCGGTTGACGCATCCATTGCTCGAGCTCGAGGTAGATCTCCTCGTATTCCTCGCCGGTCCATTGGAGGGTGTAATGCTTGAGTCCGAGGCATCCCACGACCGAGGCGATCATCTGCACAGACCGTGCGACGGTGGGGACGCTCAGGGCCTGTTCCTCAGCACTCCCGACTGAGTACGAGTAGAACTGACCAATCTGGGCGGCGGAGCCGGCGGCAGCCTTGAGCGGTGCGGACGCGAACGCCGCCTTCTGCTTCTGCTTGCCGAACGCCATACGCCGGATTCTCCCAGCGTTGTCCGGTGGTGTCTACGCATGTCAGCCGGATGCGAACGCTGCTTTCTTGCGGACTGCTGGCGCGAGCGCTCGTCCGGCGGCGAACACGGCGCACCGTGCAAGTTCGATCGGGCCCGGAGACTTCTGTGCGGACAGCGGCGCACCGTCGTTGGTCTTGACCATGACGGCTTGATTGATGTGCTCGGCAAGGGACACTTCTCCGGTGTGTCGGATCTGTCCGTCAAGGATCGCACGGCGCACGATCGGCGTCATCGTTTTCAGTTCGCGGTAGCCGACGATCTCGGTCCGTCTCCGATAATCGGCTGGCACGAGTGGTTCGTAGCCGGGCGTGATCAGGAGCTGTGTGTCGGTGTCGTCGAGCACCTTGGCGATCTCGGTCCACATGGCTGTCTGCCGGTCGACGACGAACGCCACGGTGACGATCACCTCGAGGCCGGAGCGGACGGCTCGGACGCCGACGATCCGGTTCTCGTCGAGGCTGGAGTCGACGGCGAGGAAACCTCCGGTCGGTGGTTCGCCGGTGGTGGCGAGGCCGTCCCAGATGTCGGGTGGTAGCCAGGAGTCGTTGGCTCCTTGCCAGAGGTTGAGGTGGGCTCGGACGAACTCGGCTCGTGGGATGGAGTTCCATGCGTCCTCGAGGGCGGCGTGGTCGACGGTGATCCCGAGGGCAGGGTTGGCGGCAGGCCACCAGCGTCGATCGGATGGATCGATCCCGGCTGGAGGCGAGAACTCGCAGAAGTACATCCTGCCGGTCTCGCCGGAGTCGATCGCTTGGATGCCTTGTGCTCGCATCTGCTGAAGGACAGTTGAGCCGGCGTCTCCGGCTGTGGACCAGCATGACATCTGGGAGTCGCGTCGTGCGATCATCGCCGGCCTGAACGCCTGGTAGACGACGGACGGCTTGATCTTCCAGATCTCGTCGAGGAGCAGGTAGTCGATCGAGTAGCCGTGCTTGCCGTCGGTCGCAGCTGCGAGCCGGATCGTCGAGCCATCAGGGAATGTGAGGCTTTCCCGTCCGAACGACTTGTACGACTTGGCTCCGAACTTCTCGGTGAGCACCGGCTCCATCTCACGGAACATGACCGACACTCGTTCGTACTCGTTGGCGACCAGCACGACCGACTGAGGCTCTCCACGGTTCGCCGCCATGCCGACTGCCCACCACGAGGCCAGCACTTTCAGGGCCACAGACTTCCCTTGCTGTCGGGCCGTCGACGTCAGAGCGGTCGAGAACAGAAGCCGACCGTCGTCGCCGAACGAGAGTTGATCGTCGATCACCTTCTGCTGCCAGGGCATCAACGTGATCCCGTAGATCGCCTGGGCGAACGACGCCACCTCAAGGCCGAACGTCCCGGCACCCTTGACAGGCGTGACCAGCCTCGGAGCAGATCCCACCCAATCATCGCTCGATCCGACTCGGTGCAAGCCGGTTCCGGCTGGTTTCGTCTCGTTCAGA